TATCCATACATTTGGTATATCCCCACCTTCGATGAGAAATAGGGAGCAAACACCACTTTATCACCAACCGATATAGCTCCCAATAAATCTTCATTTCCTGGCAACCCAGTTTCCTTAGTGGAGAAGGAGTCTAATGTAACATCGTAAATCCCCACTTTCGATGAGTCCCTAGGAGCAAACACCACTTTATCACCAACCGCGACACCTCTCATAAATTTATAATACCCTGACAACCCAGTTTCCTTAGTGGAGAAGGAGTCTAATGTAACATCGTAAATCCCCACTTTCGATGAGAAATAGGGAGCAAACACCACTTTATCACCAACCGCGACACCTCCCCAAAATAATCTATCTTTTCCCAACCCAGTTTCCTTAGTGGAGAAGGAGTCTAATCTAACATCGTAAATCCCCACTTTCGATGAGTTATAGGGAGCAAACACCACTTTATCACCAACCGCTACACCTCCCCAAAATAAATCATACCCTGACAACCCAGTTTCCTTAGTGGAGAAGGAGTCTAATGTAACATCGTATATCCCCACTTTCGATGATTTCCTAGGAGCAAACACCACTTTATCACCAACCGATATAGCTCCCGAAAATAATCTATCATTTCCCAACCCAGTTTCTTTAACACTAAATGTTCCCCACGGCCCATAACATTTTCCTATATCTTTATTTTTATTAAGAATGGTTAAATCTGATTTATTAATTGATTTCATATATATTATAATACATATAAAATAATCTTAGATAATTGTAATTTAAATTAATGGTTAATTTAAATTAATATATACAGATTTTAAAGTATCTAAACAATTATATTTTAATAAATTTGTAAATAATCTAAATGTAAATAATTCTCAATAATCTAAACAATTTAAAAATATAAAGAATTTACAATAATCTAACAACTTATTATTTTAACGAACCCTATCCATACATCTGGTAAATCCCCACTTTCGATGAGTTCCTGGGAGAAAACAGCACTTTATCACCAACCGCGACACCTCCCGAAAAATCTCCCTTTCCTGGCAACCCAGTTTCTTTAGTAGAGAAGGAGTCTAATCCAACATCGTAAATCCCCACTTTAGATGAGTTAGCGGGAGCAAACACCACTTTATCACCAACCGCGACACCTCCCGAAAATTTATATCCGGACAACCCAGTTTCCTTAGTGGAGAAGGAGTCTAATGTAACATCGTAAATCCCCACGCTCGATGAGTTATCGGGAGCAAACACCACTTTATCACCAACCGATATAGCTCCCGAAAATTTATATCCTGACAACCCAGTTTCCTTAGTGGAGAAGGAGTCCAATCTAACATCGTAAATCCCAACCTTCGATGATATCGGGAGGAAACACCACTTTATCACCAACCGCGACACCTCCCGAAAATTTATTTCTCTCTGACAACTCAGTTTCCTTATTGGAGAAGGAGTCTAATCTAAGATCGTAAATCCCAACTTTCGATGATACATCGGGAGCAAACACCACTTTATCACCAACCGATATAGCTCCCGAAAATTCTCCATTTCCTGGCAACCCAGTTTCCTTAGTGGAGAAGGAGTCTAATCTGACATCGTATATCCCCACTATCGATGAGTTATCGGGAGCAAACACCACTTTATCCCCAACCGCGACACCTCCTATAAATTTATAATTTCCTGGCAACCCAGTCTCTTTAACACTAAATGTTCCCCCACGGCCCATAACATTTTCCTATATTTATATCTTTATTAAGAATGATTTCATCTGATCCATTAATTGATTTCATATATTATATACAAATAAAAAAATTTTAAATAATTGTAATTTAAATAATGGTTAATTTAAATTAATGCAGAAATATAATAAATTTAGTCTGTATAAAGTACTCTTATGTAATTGTAATTTAAATAATTAAAATCCTAATAAGTTAAATTTAAATCAATTAAAATCCTAATAAGTTAAGTATAAATAATTAAAATATAAAAAATTAAAACCCTAATAATTAAAATCCTAATAAGTTAGATTATTGAGAATTAACTATAAAGAATTCTCAATAATCTAATTAATTATAAAATAATTTTAGATTATTGAAATTTAAATAAATTTGATATATTATATTATTTAATATTTAACTTTATAATTAAATGTACGAGTTCAATCCCTTTGATTCCTTAAAATTTACATTTATCAATAATTTTAAAACAGGAAATATTATAATAGATTCTGTTATAAGCGCAGTTGTTATAGGATTATTAACTTATTTATATTCTTTTAGACATTATTTAACGGATTACTACGAAATATTAATAAATTATATTCGAAATAACAATAAAGCACAAATTTCCTTTACCTGTACAGAGACATATTCGATGTATGGATATAGGGCAGGTGCTATAAAAATGCAAGGCAGTAATGCTTTTAAAGCAATACTATTAAATATTAAAGAAAATATTAAAAAAAATAATATCACTGGTTTAAAACGGTTAAAAGAATTTTGCGCAGATAAGGAGGAATATATGTTTGATGGAGATAGCGATGATGAAGATAGTAATACAAAAATAGATGAAAGTATTAAGGACATAATGTATTTAGTTGACCAACATGAAAGCTTTAAAATTACTACAGATTTGACACAAGATTTAGAATTTAGGATGAATTCTAAAATAAAGGAAAATAAAGAAGGTAAGGAGAATACAAATATAGGAAAATGTACAACATATAAATTAACTATTAGTTCTGATAATAAATCGCTACTCTATATCCAAAATTATGTTACAACTATATTAACAAATTATTTAGATAAACTAAATGAAAAAATAAATAATAGTCAATTTGTATTTATGTACGAAGGAACAACTGAAAATGATCTAAATTATACAACATATCCTTTTAATACTACATGCAGTATAGACAATATATATTTTGATAATAAAGCTGAAATTATGACTCAAATAGACTTTTTTAAAAATAATAAAGATTGGTATATAAAGCATGGTAAACCCTACACTTTAGGTATATGTTCATATGGTAAACCTGGATGTGGAAAGACCAGTTTTGAGAAAGCCCTTGCAAAATATTTAAATAGACATATTATAATTGTAGATTTGAGTAAAATTACTACACAACAGGAAGCTGATAGAATCTTCTTTTCAGAAGTTATAAATTCTAAAACAATTCCATATGATAAAAGAATTTATTTATTCCCTGATATAGATGCGATGAATTCTATCGTATCACGAGAATTCCAGAATAAACAAACTGATGATAAAGACAATGATTTAAAAAAGAAAAAATTATTAGAAAAATTTAAAAAAAATTCAGATATCGACGATACGGATGTCATTTCCTTATTAAATTTTTCGGATAGTCCCAAACCTAAAAATAAGAGCGAACCTTTGAATCTGTCTAAATTATTAAATATTATAGATGGAATCCCCGAACGTACTGGTCAAATTTTGATTTTTAACACAAATCATCCAAATAAATTAGACCCAGCATTGATACGTCCAGGGAGGGTTGACTGTTTGATCCATTTCCAACAAATGAATCCAGATAATACATATAAACTATTAATAAATTATTTTGATAAAAATATATCTAAAAGCACTAAAAATAAAGTATTAAATAAATTAAAAAAAATAGGCAGATTTTGGACTCCCGCCGAAATATTTCAGATATGTGCAAAATTAAATGATATAGATAAAGTTGTCGATTTTTTGGAAAAAAAGGATAAAATTAGTATTAATCAAACTTTATTAGATGAATAATAATATAAATAATAATATTATTAGATGAATAATACTGAAATAATAATATGATTAATGACTATTATAAATTAAATGTACACTATGATATAAAAGTGTGAATATAGCAAGAACTCCTACTATAGGATATGTTATTTTATTTACATTATTTTTATAAACAACAATATAGAGTAAGAGTGGGACAATTAATAAAATATGAGAACCATAAATTATTATGTTATTTTTTTTATTGGTAGTTGGCGTTAATTGTTCTTTGGAATAAACAGGAGGTTTAAATAACCCAGTTACTGAATGTTTACCTCGTTTTAAAGGTGAAATTCTACAATCATAGAAATAATCATACCAGGCCATTGCAACATAAGAAATAACAAATATAATAAATAGAGTTGAGTATAAAACAGTATTGGTTTTAATATTTGGTTTATATAAAAACAGTGACATTATTATTAATGAAAATATAATACATTTAATATTTAATACAAAAGGTTTTCCAAATAATCCACCTGCCATTAATAATATAATATAATAATAGAAAAATAATTTGATAATAAAAATTTATCTATATATTAATAATAAATGGATCATTATTCTATTTCCGCTATAAACGAAAAAGGTTTAGAACAAGACGCTTTATGGGAATTAATATCTATAAAATCTATAATATTTGATAAGGGTATGATAAAAAAAGCAAAAGAAATGACAATCGATTTTGGAAGCAAAAAAATAAAAGTTTTTCCAAAAACAAACATAAAATCACAAGGGTTTGATTTATATAAATGGGACGAAGTAAATATAAATATTAGTTCAAATATAGCACTAGACCCAATTAATATTAAAAAATATAATGAAACAGATTATTATGAAGTTATCCAGGGAAGACATCGTGTTGTTTCTAGCTTATATAATGGTCATACTCAAATTCCAGCTTTTATTCTACCATAAAACAGGTTATTTATTATTAAATGTTAATATAGAATTTTTAAAAAAAAATGGTCTTGGATGTGTTGCTTTTAAATTATTAATATTAAACATTTAATAAGTCAGATTGGTTCATTTCTAGATGTTTGTCCATATATAAGAAATAAACAACACCTAATTTATAAAATTCATAACATCTGTAAGGACAAACTCTATCATAAGTATCGTTTTTGGTATGTATAAATGGGTAAACACCTTTGTCTGTTTCGAACGAAAATGCGGCGGGTGTCCCCCGCTCATTCCAGTTAACATGATCACTACATCTATATCCAAAATATCTTTTTTTTGGTATTAATTCAGTATGTTTATTTATTAAGTTTTCGACATATCTATTAAGTTTTTTGTTTGTCCATAATTTATCAGCAGTTAAACCTATATTTTTATTCCAATATTTATCATCTAATTTAGGCCATCCAACCATATCAAAGTTAAGATAAGATACAGTACTAATATTTTTTTTTTTATATTCTTCAGATATTGCTTCCGAACCTTTAAGCCCCCATTCTTCGGCAGTATATAAATGGAATTCATATGTATAATAATTATCTTTCTTGGCTGCTAATGATCTAAACACTTCTAAATTAACAGCACACGATGTACCAGAATCATTCGCACCTGGAGCATCCACCGTTCTAATTCTACTAACAATTGCGTCAAAATGACTTCCTAATATAATCGATTTATTCACAGATTGCTTACCTTTTATTCTAACTATTATACTTGGTAAAACATAATTCTTCAGTTTTTTTTCTATAATCTCTATATTTTCATTATTGTATTGTTTTTTAATACTAGTAAATTGTTCAAACATATAATTAAAAGCTAATATTGATTCTTTTTGTTTGGCATTTCTTGTTTTTGATGAGATTTCTTTAACAGTAGCCATAATTCTATCCATAACAGCTTGTTTATCCGATACAGTAGATTTTGCTGCTCCTTTATTTATCGCAATATAATTATCTAAATTTATATCAAGAGAATCTATATCAATTGGAATAAAATTTTCTTTATAAGTAGTATTAATTTTTTTGAGTTTTGAACTCTTAATTTTTAAACTATTTCGCATGCATCCACATCCTGTATGTTCTTTATTACATCCATCGTGTGTTTTTAGTGATTTATTATTTATATTAGGTAAAGGAATATAATTCTTTAGGGAATAAATTATAGGAATACTTAATAATAAAGATTTTTTCATATATAATAATACTTAGATAATAATTATTATTATATGAAATAAATACTATGAAATAAATACTATGAAATAAATACTATGAAATAAATACTATGAAATAAATACTATGAAATAAATACTATGAAATTTAAATTAATTTATTAATAGAAATATTATTTTCTAAGGATAATTTTTCAACAATAGGATTATTTTTATAATCATTATAATAATAAATAGTTTTAATATGAGAAGCAGCAATTGTTTTAAAACAATTTAAACAAGGATAATGTGTTATATAAATAGTACTATTTTTAACAGATACCATACGTGATGCAGCATCACAAATAGAATTTTGTTCAGCGTGAATTGTTGCTTGTTCATGGTTATCAATAACTATAGAGTTATGTTCAGCACCTGGTAAAAAACCATTATATCCCGTAGATATAATTCTATTATTATTTACAATAACACATCCTACTTTTAATCTATTACAAGATGATCTTTGTGATACTAAAATAGCAATACTCATAAAATACTCATTCCATTCAGGTCGATTATTTAGAGTATTAATAAAATCATTAAATTTTATTAGATTATTTTTACTTTCCATTATTAAATAATTATTATTATTTTTAAATCTATATAATATATATGGATTTAGATAAATTAACATATTTTAATGAACAAAAAACAAAAGAACATTTAGAAAAGATAAGAAATGGAAGAGTTGATATACAAGGTAATTTGAGAACTGATAGTATTTTTCCAATGTATGCAGAATCCAATACAGGTAATGGAATATATAAACACGAGGCGTTAAAGAGTATGGCAAATAATAAAGCTTTAGGAAATGCTAGTAAATTTCCGCTGTATCAAGAAATAAATACTGGAAACGCCACATATAAAGAAGAGGCATTAAAGAGTATCTTAACACATGAAAATGAAACGTTGCATAATGTTTTTTTTTCTAAAGATAATATAGATTTATTACAAAATACTATTATTAAAAGAATTTGGATACATTCCGATAAGAAATATGTAATTGGTAGACAATCAGACAGAGAATTAAAATTAATAATGAGATCAGTATTTTTACAATATGGAAAATATAATAAAAACAATATTAAAAAACAGATTATAGAATTAAATAGATTAATTTATAAATATTGTATACCAAATATTTTATCTAATCTTCAACAATTTGTAACTTATAAACAAGATGTTAATAATTTATCAGTCCCATTACAACATCCAGAAAATGTGTCAATTAAAGGAACGAAATGATTAAAGGAACGAAATGATTAAAGGAACGAAATGATTAAAGGAACGAAATGATTAAAGGAACGAAATAATTAAAGGAACGAAATAATTAAAGGAACGAAATAATTAAATTAAAATATTATAATATAATTAAATTAAAATATTATGATATAATATAGTAATGGATACATTTACAAAAACACTAATAATTTTAAGCATTATATTTTTATTTTATTATTATTATAAACAAAACAAAAAT